TGCGCGTAATCCACGGAGGTAGTCTGACCGAGGGGCACCGTGCCCTCCTTGACTCCTGGCCTGTAGATACCGAGCTTGGGTAGGATGCCGAGGTCGTCGCCGTAGCAGTTCGGCCCGGGGATATAGAACCCGTGGCCGTCTATGTCAACCCGGACAGATCCGGTGTTGGGGGCGCTCGAGAACTCGATCTCAAAGCCCAACTCGTACCACACCCGGCGGGCTATGGAGTACCTCCACACGGTCTCCCGGTTCGGGTTATATCCCGGCCACGGCTTCTCATACCACAGGCGCACCAGCTTGAGTTCCGAGCCGAGAAGCTCCAGCGACAGGGGCGGATTCCCCTTCATCACCTGGTACCACTGCATCAGCACGCTCTTATTCTTCTGCACCTCCGAGTTCACCCGGATAGCCGTGCTGAAGCTAAGAACCTGCCCCTTGGGCAGCCGGATCCCGACCTTATTATCGGGATCCGTCCGGGGCTGCGCCTCCGCCCTTGGACACTCCTTTGTTGCTACGTACTTAACGCGCAGCCCGCCGCCCTCAAGTATCGAGAACGGCCGGGCCGCCAGGGCTTTCTCCACCACGTACCTCGGCGCAGCCGGGACCGTGGTAAATTTATCGTCCCAGATCAATCCACAATCTCCATTTCCTCCCCGGACTCGCCCTCGCCCTCAAGGCCGAGCGCCATCCGGAGCGCCAGAATCGCCCGCCGGTCCGCCGCCGCTCCGTCCTGCACGGGGTTCTCGGGGTCCATCCCCCAGTTAATCTCGCTCATGACGTCCGTCAGTCCCTCATTAAGTCTTTCGAGGGCCTCAGTTATGCGCGGCATCTTGGCCTGGATCTCGGGGTCATCCGTGACGTGGGCGAGGTTCATGTACACCGCCGCCGGCGCGCTCCCAAGGTAGGAATTAACGCCGTAGTCTTCGGCCTGCTCGTTGCTTATAGAATCCCGGCTCATCACCTCCACCCCCTCTCGAAGTCGTGGGCCACGTTCCCTATCGCACTCGCCCTCTCCAGGAGTGAGCGAGCGGCGGCAAGCAGCCGACTCTGATACGCCAGGAGCTCCGACGCATCCCGGGCGAGCTTGTACCCCTCCCGGGTTGCCACAATCGGATGCCCCTCAAACACCATGTTCTCGATCACCTTGCGGACGTTGCGCGGCGCCAACCCAACTTCGTCCGCAAGGTCGTTCGATGACATAAACCCGACGGTATCCAGCGCATCCTTGATACGCTCCGCCGCGGCTATCTCCCACGCCTCGCCTCGCTGCACGTCCAACACCGACAAATCGCTCTGCATGTAAAACCTCTTGAGAATTGGATGGGTCTTGCTTACAGCCTGTTTCAACGTGATAAGGTGTCCGCGCAACCATTTGTCGTCTTGTCCATACACCACAACCGTGCGCCCGAGCATCCGGCGGATCCACCCTATTTGCCGTAGGAGGATCCGCTCCCGCTCCGTCTCGCACTGGGCCCCGACCAGGTAGTCAGCGCCCACCCCACGCCTCTTTCTTGCCCCGCCAGTAGTCTCGGAGCGGCCCTTCTGGGAGCTCCTCCCCCCGCACAAACCGCAAGCACTCCGGGCACCAGAACATCCTATCCAACGATACGTCGGATATGGCGTCGGCATCCTTATGCTCGCAGGGCTGGGGTTCCTGCATTGTTCTCCTTCGTTCGGTCCGGCTTCACCTTGAGCATCACACTGCCGGACGGCAAATGGTGCTCACTCACAACTCTCCGCCCCGACTGCACAATCGCCTGCCTCTCGCGGGCCAGCTCCGCCCTCGAGACAACGATTATGTCCTTCAAACTCCAGTGTCCTCAAGGAGCTTGCGGACCTGGGAGAACTTGCGGCCCCTCTTGTCATTCCACCTCGAGACTGGCGTGCCCAGCGTGGTACCCAGGTGGTACAGCACACCCCACCGACAGATTTGGGGATAACACTTCCAAACCGCCCCGAATAGGCACCAACACTTAGCCTTCTCAGAATCCGGAGCGCACCGATTCCCCGGCCCCTTCTTAGACCGGGCACTGGCGCCCTGCGTCCACTGCTGGGCCGTCTTGAGCAGACGCCCAACAGGCCCGAGCTTTGTTCTCTCAACGCTCTGTTTCATGAACAGTTAGCTCCCATAGATAGCCTTGTCTGTTACGCCGTTCTCTCAAACACGGCCCGTATCTTACCCTAACTCGCCCCGTCTGTCTACCCTAAATCCCACTAATCTTCTGTTGCAGGGGTAGACGCCTGCAACAAACTATTCGTCTGCCGAGAACTCTCCTCCCCCGTGCTCCAGGCGCCTCTCGTACTCAATCTCTTTCTCAAGACGGCGGGCCTCCTCCTGCGCCTCAAGCACTTCGACGCGGGATTGTAGATCCCGGACAGCCTTAATCAGTTCTTCTATTGTCATGGGTATCCTTGGGTAAAAAGAAACGGCCCGCTGGATTGCTCCGGCGCGGGCCGCTCTTGGGGATATGGGTCACAATTTGTGCGCTATGCAGTGACGCTCCCACCTGCGATAGTCATCCTTCACGCACCCCGCCGCCAGCAGCGCGAGGAGCAATAGCACGGCGCGGATCATCCGTCGAAGTCCCACCCGAAGCCGTCCGCCCATACCGCGCCCCGCAGGTCGTCGCGGCCAGCACGGTAAAGGGTAATGCCGTAATTGTCCGCAGGGAGAACGACTTCCCGCAACGCATCGAGGGCCTCTTGGGCTCTCTCGATTGTATCGGTGTCTACCTCCGCGATTAACACAAGCCGGATCATTAGCATTCCTCCTCGTCCGGCGGGAACGGCGGCGTAGTCGAGTCTGGGCCGGGGACCCATACCCACGCCTTTACAAAGGCGCCCTTCTTTGGGTCCGCCTTCCTCGGCACGGCCACCGGGCAGGGATCCTCTCGGGCAATCTCCACTCGTCCCTCCTCCTCATAGAGATGCTCGGCCCGCCGTAGATACCAGAGTTCCCGCTCGGCGTTCATTAGCTGAGCTCCACAAACTTGTCGAACACCTCCGTAAAAGCCGCCGCCTTGTCGGCATACGCGGGCGTGACGGGCTTGTCCCGGGGGGTTAGGACCTGGGTTACCGCGTTGTAGAACCCCCACGCCGACGGATCGCCTGGGATAGGCAACGTACACCCGTCGACCCCGGGATTCCACGTCAAGAAAATCTTCGGCCACGCCTTTTCCGGAATCGCCTCTTGTAGCACGAGCGCCCGGCAAAGTCTCGCCATCTCCGGCGCCACGAGCTCCCGGCCCTTGTAGGCCGTGACCCGCCGCTCGAAGGCCGCATGCATGGGCTCCACCTTGTGCAAGGCGCCCTCGATTTCCTGCCCGAGATCCCGGAGTATCTCCCGGGTATGCCGGCGGAATACCTCATGCTCGCCGTGGAATGCCAGGTTGTCGCACACGAAAACCCGCTGGCCGAAGCACATAGCGGCAGACATCCGCCTTGTGTGATTGTTCCGGAGCCCGAGACTAACCGCCCAGTCTCCCGGCCCTGCCAAGTCAAACACGCCGAAGTACGTGGCGTTATCCTGCGTCAAGGCGTGCTCCTCCTTCCGGAAGTGCAACCCCGCCTTGTCCGCCTTCTCTCGCAGTAGGTCTATCAGGACCCCATGCGATACCGGGACATGGCGAGCCCCCAGCCCTTGCGGGGCCGGCAGCGCCTTGATTTCCTCGATTGGCGCCCTTCGAGCGCCTGCGTGCAACACCAGAGTCATACAGAATCCTTTCCTGGCCTCGCGGCCCTTGGGTCTCGTCAGTGCCGGCGACATTACCGGCAGACAGGGCGGGCGCCCTGTTTCGACCTTGTGTTTAATACTCGGGTAGTGTAAATCTGATCTTGCCCACGGTGTTACCGTTCACGTCCCGGGCCCGTAACCCGGCAAACTTGGGAAGATCCTTGCGGCTGACATCCTGAAGCGTGTCCGCAAACTTCCGCAGTATCCTGGCGAGCTCTGCGCCGGCGTCCGCGCCATCAAACGCGGCATTGTCCATTTCTATCGTAATTTCCACTTTCATGATCTCCTCACCAATTCCTAAACCGCCTATGAGCGTCCCAAAGCAACTTCACAGGCGCCCCGCACGCAACGATCCAAAGGACCACGGTTAACCAAAGCCCGCTCATTTCCAGATCTCCTCAACGGCCTTGCAGGCCTTGTCCAGGGTTAGGGAATCCCACCAACCGGCGAACGCAATAATGTCCTCGTCGCTACTGCCGGGGAGCTGTCCCCCTGCCGGCGTAGGAACCGCGGCGCCTGGCACCATTCCCATAGGGCAGGTGGGCGCCCGTAGCTCCGCATTGTGCGGGTACCAAAGTGTTTCCCACCTTGGAGCGGGGGGAGGATCATACGGCATGTCTCCCTTGAAGAGACAGTAAAGCCCCGCTGTATCCGGCTTGGGCACCTCCGCCCGCAATCGCTCGACTATCGGGAGAATGCGTTTGGGTAGTTTCATGCGTACTCCATAGAAATCTTGTCCAGAATCGCTCTCCTCTTGGCCGGACCGCCTTTCACCCAGCAATCCCTATCATGCCGGTTCCGGCCCGTGAGCTCGATTGTTCTCTGTATCTTGCGCGTACGCTTGTAATCCGTGACGGTTAGCACGGCCTCGAGGATAGCGGCGCACTGGAAATCCCCGTCGTTTGTGACGTCACACAGGACGGTCCGCCAATCGGGATACTCTCCCGGGAATCCGTTCCTTGGCGGACAATACGTATCCTTGTCCGTGAAGGAAAACTCTCCGGTATCGAACGATTTCCAGCACTCCTGGGCCGGCATCCATATCCGGCCGTACAGGATTCCGCGAAGTCTGTAGGTTCTCATGGCCTTTTCCTTTCCTGCCCCGCGTACCACGCTTGGAGTTGCCTTGTCCGCTCCCAGTCCAGCTTGAACCGGACGGCGCGGAGGCGGTAGACTTGAAACCGGACACTCACGGGAGAATCTCCCCGGCCTTAATCGAAGCCTTGAGGACGATTTCTCCGGCCTTGCGCCATGCCTTGACAAGCTCTGTATCCTGCCAGTTTGTTTCGACGTGCTCGGCCTTTTCGTAGCAGATCTGAGACAGGGCCTCCAGGACTTCCGGGAGGCTATTCCTATCGACGATTGCTTCCAAGGCCTCCGTATCGTTGACGTCGCGCATTGTTCCTCCCTACTTCCCGCTCGCAAACACGGCGAGCAGAATGTACCTAAAAATCCTCATGATCTGACTCCTGCCTTGACTTCGAGAAGCATGGTGAAGAGCTCTTCTACGGCCTCCGTCCAGGACTCTGAGAAGGACTCGGCCAGTATCTTCAACAGCGTATCTATCTCTTTACTCATGGTTCTCACACACAAGGCTATGTGTTACTTTGTCCATTCCGTCTTACGAGAGAAGTACGCCACGGAGTAGGCAACCATGGCGCGAACCGAAATCTTTCCATCTCGCATCGCGATCAGTCTGTTCACTGCGTTTCTCATGAGGGTCCGGTATTGCACGATTCATGCCAGGGAGCATGTAACACGTAAGTCTATGTGTTACAAGAGCTCGAGCAAATTCCGGGATCGGGAATGGACAATTCCGGGCGCCAATTCCCGGTCACTAAGGCCCAAATCTGGCCAATCGCAGGTCTCGGGGGGAAATTTTAGCTCCGGGCTCGTCTACCCTGCGCGCATACGGTCATGAGGGACTTGTTGCACCCGCCGGCGCAGGTCGCGGCCCCCCCCTCGCGTACACCTCCGAGGGTGGGTCAACACATAGCAATATGTGTTGCGGCGGAGCGCGTAAGCTACGACGCTACATGGGGATACGTTTGACCACCCGTTTTTCACACCCACCCGCACCCCCGCGCGCGCACGCACTATATATAGTGCGCGGCCGGGCAGGCGGGCGAAAAGGTCGAGTCCCATAAAGGGTTCCCACTTCAGGAGTTCTGACAAATTTCCCCCCGCAACAGATCGGCAACAGTGAAATTGGAGGTAGATGCTTGACATTTCCCTAATCTTTGGCTAAAATAGGGGCCGCAAATGTGGCATGATGCCGCCCGGCGGATCCTCAAAAAGGTCCGCGGAATCGGGCAAGGTGGCTGTTGGGAGGGGGCCTGGGCCCCAACTAATGAGCGGGGCACTACAGTAGTCGAGGGCCGAAGCTACACGGCGGCCCGCGTGGTTTGGGAGGCGCTGGTCGGAGCGGTGCCCCCCGGACTCCTGATGCTGCACAAGTGTGACAACCCGAGATGCGTCAACCCAGCGCATTTATATGTGGGCACCCGCAGGGACAACACCAGGGACCTCATTCTCCGTGGGCCTCGAGGGAGAGGCTGGGATAGCCCGGTAGAGGAAAAGCTCCGGGCCTGGGCCGAAGGAACGGGGCCAAGTGTCGCACAAACCCTGCTCCAGAGGCGCCGAGAGCGCCGGCCCCCAAAGAATAGTGACACACTCCAGACGGTGGAGCCGATTTCGCAACCCCTTGCGACGTAAGGTCCCGTGATATGTCTGAGAAAAAGAATACCCCTAAGTGTGTGGTGGTTAGAGTTCTCGGCGTAGGAGTGAACTTAATCAGATAATTCTATCGGAATAGAGGCCCGGGAGCGGGAGAAAGGCGAGTAGGCGACGATGACTAAAGGCAAATGCGAGAACAGTTTAGCAAAAACGTCCGAGGCGGACAGACCCGGGCAGAGTGGTGCAGGGATTTCTATCAGAAAACATTCAAGACGGGGCGCCTGTACCTCCAGGACGGAGGCGGTCACCTCGTCTACGTAGATCCGAGCTTCGGGCCGCGACGGATCTTCTCCGCTTCCGATTTCTACGGGGTCCTGCATAGCCTGGTCGAGGTCATAACCTTCCGCCAGGACGAGAATAACGAGTGGATTGCTCGGGCGGGCCTCCTAAACCGCGAGGAAACGGCCACCCTCTACGACTCCCCGGAGAAAACCCTCCTCCCGGTGCTCCGGGCGGTCGTTTTCGAGCCCGTCGTGGTCCCCAAGGGCGCCGGATTCCGCGTCATCCCGCCCGGGTTTGACCCCGAGAGCGGCTACTACTACTGGACCGCCCCCTCGACGGCCCCGATCCCCGTCATCGAAGGCACCGAGCACCTCTCCAAGTGCTTCGCCGGCGTCCCCTTCGAGCGCCCGGCCTACAAGGCGAACCTAATCGCCTGGCTCCTCGGCGCCATCAGCGCCGACCAGGCCATGCAAACGCCATTTCTCGTCTGCGACGGCAACCAGCAGGGCGTAGGCAAGACCTCCGTCGTCCAGGCCGCAGGCTACATCCTCTCCGGCGGCCTCCCCTCGCCCATCGACCCCCGCGGCCAGGAGTTCTGGAAGCAGCTTTCTACCCGTTTCGTCGAGAACGACCGCGTCATCTTCCTCGACAACATCACGACCCATCGAGGCGGCTCCTACGACAACGAGCACCTGTCAGGTCTCTTGACACAAGGCACTTCCAAGAGGATCCGCATCCTCGGCCAGTCCAAGACGGTGTCCGCCGCCGGCATCCTCTTCGCCGCCTCGCTCAACGACGCCAAGCTCTCGGCCGACCTCTCGGAGCGGTCACTACTCATCCGTCTGTTCCGCGAAAAGAACCAGCCGATGGTGCCGTACTGCAAGGAGTACGCAATAGAGCACCGGCGGGCCCTCTACGGCGAGCTCCTCTGGCTCGCCACCCAGCCCGCGCCGCCCGTCGAGGACTCGGTCCACTCCAACTTCCGCTTCCGCCGCTGGCTCCAATTCGTCATGCCCCGCGTCGAGAAGTTCTTCGGCCCGATGGGCATCGAGGAAGCCCGGTCCCTCGACGACGCCACGCAGGAACTCTTCTCCTGGGGCGCCGACAACGTGGGCTCTCCCTTCTTCGCCGCGGAGTTCCTGCCCAAGATCCTCTCCTTCGCCGACCGCTACCCCTGCCTCTACCAGCGCGTCGCCTCCATCTCCAGCGAGCGCGGCAAGGCCATCTCCATCGGCCGCCTGCTCAAGCAGCACGTAGGCGACGTCCACTCCATCCAAAACTCCCTCAAAATCAAGCTCGTCGCCCTGCCTCGGGACGAGAGCGGTAACCGTTACGAGTTCCAGGAAGTAAAGTGATAGAGCAGATCCTTAACTACCTGACGGTAGGCATTTTTCTGGGCGGGTTTCTGGGCTTCCTCTGCTTCGCCATCTACGCGCTTGCCCGCCTCTGGATTGACGACACCGACAAGAAGGGCGGCCCGCCTCCTACCGGGTCCGGCCCCTTCGGCTCCTACAGCGGAGGCGAGTGGGGCGAGTGACCGCCCTCTACCGTGCGGCCTGCACTCTCCCCGCCTTCGACGGCGGGCTGCTGGCCGCGGTGGACACCGAAACAACTCACTGGGACGAGCCCCGCACCGACCCGGGCCGCAAGACCCGCTTCGACCCCTTCGTGCCCGGCAAGCTGGTACTCGGCTCTATCGCCTACAACAGCAAGTATTGGACGGACAGTAAAGGCGAACTCCGGGTCTATCACAAAGCGGACCTATGCCGGATGGTACGCGAGCTCCTTGAGGACCGCTTCCACCTCACCTTCCACAATGTCGCCTACGACTGGCCCGTCCTCGTCACGGCCGACCCCTCGCTCGAGCCCCTCCTCCGCGCCGCCGCCGAGGAGGGCCGGATTCATGACTCTTTGATTCTTGAGCAGCTCATCCAGATCGCGCGGGGCTCTATGGCGGTTGACGAGAAGGTCATCCGCTATGTCTCGCTCTCCGACCTCGCCAAGCGCCGGGCCGGCATGACCCTCCACAAGGACAACGAGACCTCTGACGGCCTCGTCGTCCGCACGACCTTCGACCGCTTCCTCGACCCCTCCTCCCGCGTCCCACCCGAGTATCTCGAGTACGCCGCCAAGGACGCCGAGGCCACCTACCGCGTCTTCATCTCCCAATGGAAAGAAGCCCAAGTCTATGCAAACGATACTGCTGATTGTGAATACCCTATCTTTAGTGACGCTCGCCGTCGCTTCGGTCTACTCTCTGAGAGCCTCCAAGTCCGCGGCGCCGTCTCCCTCCGATGGCTCGAGGGGTTCCCTCTTCGAGTGGATAGAGGGAAAGTTGAGGAACTTAGTGGAAAGCTACGAGGAGAGTACGGACAGCTCCAGGACCTACTCCTTTCCTTCGGCTGGGCCAAGCGAACCAAGGGCGGCAAGTTCTCCATCAAGACAGCCCCCCTCCGCGCCGCCCTCTCCGCCTACTGCGAGCCCCTCGGCATCACCCCCGAGCGCACCGCCAGCGGCCGGCACGTCACCCTCAAGCATGACTACTGGGCCAGCATCCTCCCGCGTCGAAGCATTGGCGAACTCCTTGAGGGAAATGGAGGGGCTGACCTACACGGAGGCGGCCGAGAAGCTCTTGAGCACCGAGCCGCCGTCTGGATGCGCTACTCCCGCGTCCAAAAGCTCCTCGGAACCTACCTCAACGTCTACTCCACCTCCGACGCCCACTACCCTTCGTATCACCTACTTGGGGCCCGTACAGGACGCCTATCGTGTGTTAGACCAAACGTCCAAAATATTCCGAAGCATAGGGATGGAATCCGTGCTTTGTTCGTGCCCCGCCCCGGCCATGTACTCATTGAGGGTGACTATAAATCCGCCGAGCTCGTCTCCCTCGCCCAAATCTTCCACTCCAAGTACGGAGGCTCCCGCCTCGGCGCCACCCTCAACGCCGGCAAAGACCCGCATATTGAGACCGCTCGACTGATCGTCGGCGACAAGTGGGACTCCCTCTCCGACGAGGAGCGGGCCCGCATGCGCCAGGCCTCTAAGGCCGCCAACTTCGGCTTCCCGGGCGGCCTCGGAGCTCGCCGGTTCGTCGACTACGCCTGGAAGGGCTACGGCGTCCGGCTGACCCTCCCCGAGGCCCAGGCCATCCGCTCCGGCCTCATCCAGGGCGACGACGCCCTCCGGGCCTACCTCTCCGACTCCGGCAACATCGAGTCCAAGATGGCCCTCGCGGCCAAGAACCTCGGCTTGCCCCTACGCGACCTACTGGGCCGCTTACGCGCCTGGCGCGACGAGGACGCCGACGAGGTCCACTGGCGCCTCGCCTGGAAGCGCCTCCGCGCCTGGTCCAACGGCGATACCCGCTTCCAGATCCCCTCCCGGCCCGGCTTCAAGCCCCAGTTCGACCTCTTCCGCTCCAAGACGGCGACCCTGACCGGCCGGATCCGCGGCCGAGCCAGCTACACCGAGGCCCACAACACGCCCTTCCAGGGGCTCATTGCGGACGCGATCAAGCTGGCGGTCTGGAACCTCTACACGGCCCCGCCCGGGCCCTGGGCGCCGGTTTGCACAGTTCATGACTCTATCCTCATAGAGGCCCGGGAAGACGCCTACGATGCCTCCGCGGCCCTCCTGAAGGACTGCATGCTCCGGGCCTTCCGCGAGACCTGCCCCGACATCGCCGGCGGCGTGGACGTCTCCGGCCCCCTCCTCGCGTGGGGCAAAAACACCGACGCCCAAGGCAATAAGATCACCGAGGAGGCGCCGTGTGCTGCGGAAGGGCCCAGCAGGTAACATGCGGAGTTTTCTGCAACGTCGTTAGAATACGATGTAGGCGGTGTAGGAAGCACTTCTCGGTCTGCCTTAGCCATCAGCGCCGGACGCCCGCGTCTCGATGTAGATGCTCCCCGGCTGGGCGGACAGCGCGTTAATAACACACGAGTAACTCTGTTACATACTTTTTCCTTGACTTTTGACTAACTTTTGGATAAGATAGGGGTCGAATCTTTGAATGAGGGGCCCTTTCCGCACGTCAAAGACTTGTTTGGGTAGCGGCTTTGTGCAGGGCGGGCAGCGGCGCGGGCTATACCCCTGATCCGACTCTGGGCGCCCAGAGGCACATAGGCAGGAGGCCCGGGCTCTCATGTTCGACTCGTGAGCCTGCTCCATTTTGAAACTATGGACAACACGAACTGCGTACAGATCACGCAAACCTCGGGTGACTGCCCGGTTTGCAGCCCTAAGTGCCCACACTGCGGGCGCCCGATCGCCCGGGGCCCGCACTACTGGCCGGTGTATCCTACCGCTGTACCGTTCTGGTCGGTACAGCCGCCCGCCGCACCCCCCAATGGTGCGTGGAGCCTCTCCGACGGAATAATCCCCGCAGGCACGGTCACGGTCCTCTGAAACTGTGGATAACTGGGCCGAAGGGCGACCTCGGCGGACTTAGACCAGCACTCGAGCGACAGTGGCTTCGCGTTGCCCAGGACGCGAACGTCGACCTGGCCGACGTCAACTTCGTCGAGCCCCGGGATCACGAGATCCACGGGGAGATGCTTAGCAGGTTGTGGGTAGAAGAGGTCAGAGACTCGGCAGACCCTGAACATCTGCTTAGTGAAATCGACTTCATTCCCTGCCGCAACGCCCTCAACTTTCTGTCCCAGGCGCCCTTCCACCTGATCGGCGCCAAGTACGTCCGGCGCGAGTACCCGCCGGGCGCGAACCCACTCCACGGCCCCGGCGAGGTCAAGACCTACGAGATGAACGGCCTGCCGCTCATCGCTCCCTGGTTCCTGTACCTCCGCCTCTCTCCGCAGAACTCCACGAAGCTGCCGCCCGAGACATGGCTACAGGCGGGTGGGGAGTTCAACGACGCCGCGAACCTCGCTCTCCACCACGCCATACAGGCGGGCTTCGTGCGCGAGGAGGACTTCGCGCTGCTGCCGGGCAAGGACGCCTGGCCGCGCTGCCACGGCGTCTGGTACCCGAAGGTCGGCACCCACGCCTTCTTCGCCTCGAGCCTCGGCGCCCCAGCAGATAAAGAGCTCTGTTGGGGCCTCAAGGCCGGCGACCACTTCTCGAATGTCCGGGCGCTGCTCCGATGAGGACCTTTAAGGAGATCCTCGCGGAGCTCGAAGACACGCTGTGGCAGCTCAAGCGGGACAACGAGGACCACTTCTACGCCCGGGCCCTCATCTGCATGTTTGGCGAGTGGCTGGGCCTCGAAGAGGGCATGGCCTACCAGGACGCCGAGGACCGCTGCCGGCATCTCATCTCGCTTGAGGAGCGCGAGCAGGTCGGGTGAAGACCCCCAGCGAACGCGGCCGAGCCAATCGTGACCGCGGCGTAAGGTTTGAGAGGAAGTTAGCGACGATGTTCCGCGCCGAGGGCTTCATAGCCCGCCGGGTGCTGGAATATGATCGCGGCGCGGGAGTGGACCTGGAAATTGGGGTCATTTGGCGCCCTTTCACAAAGGACCACCCAGAGATTTCGTACTGGGCACCCTACGCGATCCAGGCCAAAGCTACAAACAGAGAGGCGGATCTCCAGGTCGGGCTACAGGAGGCGCAAACCGGGCGCCCCACGGCCAAGGTCTGGGTCTGCATTCACTCCTTCCGCCGAAAGCTCCGCATCCTGTATCTCGAAGAGGGTACACCCGTACCTGAAGAGATTACGTGGCCCGTTCTTATCGAGCGTCTAAAGGCCGGGCTTCCGGGTAAATAGTGATGCGGATAAACATGCTCCCGGCCTACAGAAAGGCCAAGGAGCGGGCATATCAGAAGGCGTACTGGGCAGCGCACCCCGGGAAAGTAGCTGAGTATTCGAGAAAATACAGAGCTAAAGACCCAGCTAAGCGCCGAGCCCAAATAGCCAAAACTAAAGCGGCCCGCAGAGATCGACTATCCGCCATAAAGCTGGATAGAGGGTGTGAACTGTGCGGTTACCGGGCGTCTCCTGTAGCCTTACAGTTTCATCATCTTAGAGACAAAGAGTTCGGCATAGCCGGAAGGTATATGTCTTGGGAAAAAGTGGAGGCGGAGATATCCAAGTGTTCTGTCCTCTGTGCTAACTGCCATGCCCGAGTCACCTCCGGCGAACTTACCGTCGCCCCTCAATGACCCCGCGAGCCCGGCGCGGCGATTCCTCGAAGCCGCGGCAGCCAACCCCGCCCCCCTGCCAGCCGACTACAGTCCCCCCGACTCCGTCCGCCGGCTCGCCGAGGTCATCTTCACCAACCAGGCCACGAGCTTCATCGAGCTCGCCGAGGCCGCCGGCGTCAACCGGAGCACCATCTGGCGCCAGCTCCAGGACAAGAACGCCGTCAAGTGGATCGTCGAGCAAGGCTCGGCGGTCGCCGCCGCCGGACTGGGCGCCGTACACGCTCGGCTACTTCACCTCGCGCTCACGTCCCGGTCACCCAGTGCTATCGAGATTTATCTCAAACGTTTTGACCCTGACTACCGCAAGGAGTCTCACGGCCCAGGCGGCACAAGCATCAACGCCCAGTTCGCACAGGTGCTCACCATGTCACCCACAGAGCTCGAGGCCTTCGTCAAGCACAAGAAGCGGCAAGGCGGATTCGGTGACGATAGCGGACAAAGTCAAAAAGCTGATTAAGGACTTCAACGGCATCAAGGAGCCCGAGTTCAAGCGCGTCTCCTTCCCCATAGGCATCCGCGCCTGCGACGGCGAGCCCTTCGCCATCATCCTCTACCTCGACACGCTCCCCACCCACGCTCTCCTCGACGCCCTGCGGGACGACCTCGAGTATCTGTCGGAGCCCCACTGAGCGACGTAGAAGACCTGCGGCTGCAAGCCGCGGCGCTCGTTGAGCTCGAGTCCCGTAAGTCCAAGAACCCGCTCTACTTCGCCCAGCTAATACCGAAGACGCGGCCCTTCTTCGACTCCAAGGCCCGCGTTCGGATCTTGGCTGGCGGCAACCGCTCCGGCAAGACCGAGACGGGCGTGCTCGACTCCTGCGCCAACGCGCTCGGCTTCAAACCCTGGGTGCTGCGCGAGATGGGCCTGCCGGAGCCCGACCCGCCCTGGGAGCGACCGACCAACTGCCCCGAGGAGGCCCTCTGCTTCAACGGGGCTGGCATCCGCCTCGCGGTTCCCAACTCCGGCTTCCTGGTCTCCGGCCAGGGTATGAAGAAGGGCGTCGGCGAGGTCCTCTTCCCCAAGATCATCAAGTACGTCGGGCCCTGGATCGAGAAGACCCGGATGGCCCACTCGGGCACGCCGGCTGAGATCATCCTCAAGAACGGCTCCCGCTTCGTCTTCGGCTCCGACGAGCAGGACCTCAAGGCGTTCGAGTCTACAAATTACGCCTATAACCATATAGACGAGCCCATCCGCCGCGGGGCCTTCGCGGGGATCATGCGCGGTTCGGTCGACCAGTTCGCCCGGACCATCATGACCTTCACGCCCATCGGACCTCACGCCCACTACCTCTTCCGGGACCTCTACTGCAAGGCGGACGGCAAGAAGATCCACGTCAGCAACGTGTCGATCTTCGACAACACCTTCCTCTCGCCCGAGGCGGTCGCGGAGTTCGAGAAGGACCCGACCATCTCGGAAGTGGAAAAGCTGGCTCGGCTCTATGGGCGGTTCCAGCAGCTTGTGGATAGAATATATCCGCAGTTTAATGATGAGGTCCACATCCTCCCGCGGGACTGGGCACCGCCCCGCGACTGGTACCAGGGCCAGGTCATCGACCCCCACTCCGTCCGCCCCTGGGCCATCTCCTATTTCGCCGTCAGCCCCCGGGGCGACGTCATTTTCTTCAGGGAGTGGCCCGTAGGAGACTTCACCAAGATCCGGAGGGACCCCAAATCCTTTGACGACTACGCCGTCCTCTTCAAGCAGCTCGAAGGAAACCGCCCGCCCGACATCCGACTGGTGGACCCCAACTACGGACCCCGAACGGACACTCTACGAGGTCATCAAGTCGGATCCGTGGTTTCCGAAATGGCGCTGCGGGGTTACGGCCTCGAGTACCACCTCAACGACGACCTCGAGTTCGGCGAAGCCCGGGTCCGCGAGCTCCTCGCCTTCGACGCCACCCGGCCCGTCGACGACCTGAACCGCCCCAAGCTCTATTTCACGGAAGCCTGCCCGAACCACATCGCGGCCATGAGCTTCTACACCTCGCAGACCAACGCCGACGGCGACGTGGTCGAGGGCAAGCGCGAGGAGACCTACAAGGATTTCGCGGACGTCGTCCGCTACATGGCCGTCTCGCCCGTCGCCCAGTACGCCCTTTCTGAATACCGCGCCCCCGCAGGAGACGACCCCAACCCCTTGGTCATAGGATCGTATGGCGAGCAATGAATACTGGGCCGGCTTCTTTGACGGCGAGGGGTCCATAGGACTCTATGAAAAGGCAAAGTACCCCGGCGTCTTTGATTTCGGATGTTCGGTAACTCAAAAGGTAGCGCGGCCACTACTGGCTCTTGCTGGACAGTTTGGCGGGTCGGTGAATACCCACTCACGCGGGATCTCGGCCTGGAAAATAACCGGGAACCAATCAGAGGATTTTATAAAAGCGGTCCTACCTCACTTAGATGTAAAGGCCCGCCAGGCTCGCCTCTATTTGTTCGGCCGCCGCCTCGCCGTTAAGTTCCGCTACAACAAGACCCCTCTAATAAATCAAGCTCTGAGGGTCCTGGCCCGGGAGCTTAAAAAGGAAAAACATGTCCCGTAGACTCTTCTACGACGTCACCTTCATCCTCTCCGCCCTCGCAGGCGCCGCGGCCGTCATGGCCTCCGGCTGCTCGGCCGAGCAGATCCGAGACTCCGGCCTCCTGACACCGGGCCCCGACGGCCAGACGCCCCTCGACAAGGGCATCGGCGCCATTCCCCGCGTGGTCGGCAACCCGCTCGACCTCGAAGCGTGGCAGGCCATCACGGGCGCCCTCGTCCTCGGGGCCGGCGCAGCCTTTGGCTACAAGAAGGCCAAGGACCGCAAGAAAAAGGCGAAGTGTGTCTAAGCCGGACTTCCACTGCCCCCGGTGCGGGTGCGACTGCGTGACCGTCCAGAAGATGCCGGGGGAGTACGTCATTACCTGCGGAAGGTGCAGCACAGTTGACTCTCGCCCTATTGCTCCTAAGCCTGCACCTCAACTGGTATCTAAGTCTCCCTTCAACCCCGGCGGAAGCCCTGCGGGAGATCCGGGCTCGGCGGCCCCTGGAGTGGCACCTGCAAGATGACGGAGAGGGAGACACCGCGGAAGGCCTCCGCAGAGCCCTCGACCACCTCCGCCGCCACCCCAAGCGATACCGAGCATAGGCCAATCCTCGGGGTCATGCTCCGCTGCCACGTTAGGTATCGGAGCCTCGACATCGTCCTCGCCGAGCTCCGCCGCTACCACCGCGAGATGGGCATCGACGTCCGGATCTGCGCGATGTTGGACCGCGCCTCGCCGGACGTGCAGGACTGCGTCGAGGGGCACTTCGCCAAGCACCTCGCCGCCGGGGGCCGCACGCTCTACATAGAGGCGCCGCGAAGGCAGCTCGACGCAGAGGGCGAACACTTCATGGAAGGTTTGTCCAGGCAGATGGACTTCATGGAGGACGCCTGGCCGGACATGGACTGGGTCTTTGCGGCCGACGACGACCGGACCTTCGAGCCGGTCAAGATCACCGAGGAACTCCCACGCGCCTTAGCAGACGACAGCAAGGACGTCTACTTCTGCCGGTCGCTCTTTTTCTGGGACGACAGCACGAAGTTTAACACATCAAGGCAACACGACTCCGCACTACTATACCGCTTTAAGCCCGGGTACCGCTGGAGCGGAAACCGGATGCTTAATGTACCGGACGCGCTTTACGATCAAGCCGTCATGGAGGGCAGAGTCGGGACCATATCCACTCCTCTCTTCGACTGGGGCACGCTTACGGCCGATGACAGACTAAGAGTCTATACGGCATTTTCCGTAGCAGGCAAGCTCGACGCCTACGTTCGGTCCATATACGACACCCCTGCCCTCCTCCGCTTCCCCGACGACTTCTCGCCCAACTACGGCAGGTGGCGGGACCTCTGGAAAGAACGCTGGGGCGGGTGACGCCCAAGCTCAATTTGCTTGAGGGGTTCCTTAAGCTCCCGGGCAAGTCCCGGACGCATCGCAATGCGTATCAAGCCATGCGACACTATAAAGGGCTAACTCAAGAGTACCTTAAGAAGTGGCGTAAGAAGAACGCCGCGAAGATCAAAGCCGGGCGTAAGAAAGAATATGAAAACCTCAAAAAGAGAGGCTACGCCGGGCGCAAGGAGTGGAGGACGGCTCTAAAGAAAGAGACCTTCGTAGCATACGGCGGGGCGTGTTTGGGTTGCGGGGAGAAAGAGCTATGCTGTCTTTCTATTGACCACATTTTTGATGACGGGGCGAAAGAGAGAGGCAAGAAAGGATACCGCTTCGGCGGGTCCCCCTTCTACTTACAACTTAGGCAAAAAGGCTTTCCTAAAGATCGCTATCAGCTTCTTTGCCACAACTGCCAATTCAGAAAACGGACCTACGGGCCGCTAAATAGCTGGCCCTCGACGAGCGACAGAGAAACCACCGATGCCAGATAGAACTTTTGCTTACTCTGTTGCATATACGGGTTCTTACAAACTCTCCGCCGATCCGCAGGAGGAACAGCGCATAATCCACCGCCTCATCGACGACGGCCTCACCGCCGACCGCGAGCGGCAGGGTTGGTTAGATCGTAGCGATTCTTTGACTCGCCTCCGTCTCGGAATCCGCAAGCCGAAGACGTGGCCGTGGCCCGGGGCCTCTAACCTCTCAATTCCCGTCATTGACGCGCAATTGAGAAAGTACAAACCCATGCTCATGAAGCTGGTTGTACAGCCGGACCCCGTCTGCCAGTTCGACTCAATTGAGATCGAGGACGGATCCGAGGAAGCCGAACGTCTCGCCGAGGCCGAGCTTACGTGGCTGTTCCGCACCCACATGCGGGCCATCGAGCCCCTCGCGTTCATAGTCGACTCGATAGGTCACAACGGCTATGGAGTCGCGCAGATCGGCTGGGACTACAAAAGCGAATATGAATGCAGAGTGGCCGACGTCCGGGGCCTCTTCGGGGACCAGACCCCGCAGGACGCCGAGCAAGTCGCGGCCTTCCTCGCAAAAGAATTCGACGTTCCCCGCGGGGACGCCCGCGTAGAGAAGTCCCTCCAGAAGGCAGCCGCCGAGGTCGTCGCCGGTGCCGAGTTCGTCAAGCTCTCCTACATCCGCGTAGTCACCGACCGGCCCGCTATCTGGGACAGGGCTCCGCAACAGGTTATAGTCCCCGCCCGCTGTACGAACTACGGCGATTCTGAGTGGATCATCGTCCAGCATTTGTTTTCCGCCCGCACTCTCCGGCAGAGGGAACGGGACGGGTTCTTCGTCAAGGGATTTGTTGACAAGATCCTCGGAGGCCTCAAGAGCGACCAGAAGAACTTCCGCTCCGACTTCAACAGCGAGTCGCCCTCCATCAACCAGTGGAACCACACGCAGGACGAGGCCGACAAGACCTGGGGGCACGAAGATCCGGACAACATTCTCATATGGGAGTGCTATCACTGGAGCGACCCGGACGAAGACGGCGTCGCCGAGAGAGTCGTCACCTTCGTCCACCCTCGCACTAAGACGCACGGCTCCACCCGCCTCTACGCCTTCCCCTTCCACCGCTGGCCCTTCGTAAAGTTCGACTTTGAGAAGGTAACACGCCGCTTCTACAGTCCGCGGGGAATTTCTTCAAAGCTGGAGGGAATCCAAAGGGCAGTCAACGCTACACATAACGCAAGACTGGACGCGATGGCGCTCCGGAATGCGCCCGTGTACCAGATGCCGGTCCTTGCCGGGTTCAAGGCCCGGAACCTGACATATATGCCCGGCAAGATTATGGAGGTGCCAATGGGGACGGCTATTACGCCGCTCTCCCAGGACCGCGGCGCCTTCCCCGAGTCGATGTCGGAGGAGAACTACCTCCGCTCCATCGCCGAGGGCTACATAGGGACCTTCGACCAGGCCCTCTCGAGCCCGATGGGCGGAGGCGACAACCGCACCGCCACCGAGGTTAATGCCTCCGTCCAGCTCGCCGCCTCGACGGCGTCCCTCGACACGATCCTCTTCCAGCTTGCGATGGGAGAGGTCTACGACATGGTCTGGGCCCTCTGGATGGAACTCCGCCCGCCGGAGATCACGATCAAGGTCTCTGGCGCAAACCAGAACACCAACACCCCGACGCTCCGCAAGATCACCAAGGCCGAGATCGACAAAAAGTTCCGCATCGTCCCGACCGGCACCATCGCCAACACGAACCGGGCCCTCGAGCTCGCCAACTCCCGAGAAGCCCTCAACTTCTTCGCCGGCGACGCCTCCGGCCTCATCGATCCCTACGAGCTTCGCTACTGGTACTTCTCCCTCCTCGACCCCCGCGTCGCCCGCAAGGTGGTCCTCCCCCGCGACCAGGCCGCCTACAACCAGACCCTCATGCAGGCCGCCGCCGAGGTCCAGGCCGACCCCACCCTCCTCGCCTCTATGGGCATGGGCGGGGCCGGTACCCAGGAGCAGTACGGCCCTCTCACCGAACCCACAGAAACCGCAGCCATCTAAGGAGCAATGACTCTCGCTGAACGCCTTCGCGGGATGACTCCCGCCGACTCCGACCGCTACCTCTCCGAAATCTGGCGCCGCTTCTCCGGCACCGAAGAGTACGAGGCCCTCCACTACGTCCTGGCCGAGGTCGCCGAGGAGGCCAACGGCCTCCTCCTCTCCCCGACCACCGAGGACCGCTCCCGCGCCCACGCCGCCGGCCAAGTCACGGCCGTCCGCAGGATCTTGGTCACCATGCAGCGCAACGTCGCCTTCCGCCCCGAGGACGCGAAGTACGCGCCTTTCGAGGTAGCCAACGACGACAACCAACTTACCGAGAACGCCGACTTCGGCGCCTCCGAGTTTAGCGAGTAACACCCCATGTCCATTCTCAGCCCCGAATCTTCCGGCCTCAACGGCTCGTCCCAGACCCTCAACCTCCAGGACGCCCCCATCATCCGCGAGCGCGTTGCCAACGTAGACAAGCCGATGTACACGCTCGAGCAAGCGGCCAAGTTCCAGGCGACGCAGCAGCTCCTCGAGTCGGTCACGGCCCCGGCCGCGCCCTCGACGGGCATCGGCCCCACGCCGCCCTCGGCCTACACGCCGGCCCCCACACCTGTCCCGGGTGTCGCAACGCCCTCGACGGTCCCGGCCGCGCCGGCCCCGCTGCCTCCGGGCACTACGGTCCAGACCTCAGACCGCGTCTCGGAGCGTATCGCCCGCCTCTTCGGCGAGCGCGAGTCCGAGCGCAGCCGCGCCGACGCTCTGGCCGCCCAGCTCGCCGACACAACCCGGAAGCTCGACTCCCTCCTTGCCAGGGAGCAGACCCGAACCACCCCTCCCACCCAGAACATCTACGAAGTTGGAGCCCCTCAAGGGACCTCCCGCCCTGCTGACAACATCTCGCGGGCGGAGTTGCAGACCCTTCTGGATGAGCAGGCCGCACGCCTCGCCACGCAGTTCTCCGTCGCGCAGAGACAGCAGGCATCCAACCTCGAAGCCGAGCGAGACTTCCCCGAAGTCTACTCCGACCCGGCCACCCGCCAGGTCGCCGACCGGATATGGAGTTCGCGTCCCGAACTGCAAAGGGACCCGAACGGACCGTACCTGGCCGCCGCCCTCGCCCGTGGACTGGTGCTCGACCCCCGCTCGACCCCGGCATCCGCCGGCCTGGACCCGCGCAAGTCCAACCTCGCCGGTGTTGGTGTTTCCGTAGCCGATGGAACCGGCTCCGCCAACAACCGCGCACAGCTCTATGAGGCCGCACTGGCCCACGCTCGCCACACGCAAAGGCCCTCTGACTTCGTCAAGGCCGATCTGATCCGTCAGGGTTTGGCGTAGATCGTGTAATAACGAAAGGACCCCGTCATGGCGTTGACCACGTATGACGAACTGGGGTCTGGCGTACAGAAGGCGGCGGGTTCGATCCGCGAGGATCTCCTCGATTTCATCGAGAACCTGTCGCCCGTCGACACCCCCCTCTTCAACAACCTCACCCAGATCGGCGTGAACGCCGGCTTCGTCGAGTACCTCGAGGATAGCCTGCCTGCCGCGGCCCCAAACGCCTTCGTCGAAGGTGCCGCGGCTACCGACCAGACGCTCACCACGCCGTCCCGCAACTCGACGATCATCCAGAACTTCCAGAAGCACTTCCATATCGCGGGTCGCCAGGATGCGGTCAACCACGCTGGCATGGCGTCGCAGACGTCGTATCAGCGCATCAAGGCCGGCAGGAACTGGAAGAACGACGTCGAGCTCGCCCTCCACCGCGGCAGCGCGGTCTCGGGCACGAACTCGGTCGCTCCCCAGTTCAACGGCCTCCTCAACGCCGGCCTTTCCGGCATGACGGCGTCGTCCGGCACCACGCTCACGGAGCGGGTGTACAACGACATCGTCGTTCTCGCCTACGCCTTCTCGCTCAACCCGCGCCAGGTGTACGCCAACATGCTCGTCAAGAGGACCATCTCGGGCTTCTCGACGAACGTGCAGCGTTTCATCGAGGCGGAGGCGAAGAAGCAGCTCAACGTCATCGACGTGTACGAGTCTGAGCAGGGAATGCAGGAGATCATCAAGTCCCGCTACCAGCTCCAGGCCGCGTCCGTCACCTCCCAGGGCAACTCCTGGGTGGCCATCGACCCGGACTTCTTCAACGTCGCCGTCCTCCGGGCGCCGCAGGAGTTCAAGCTCGGGAAGGATGGAGACCGCGAGCGGTACATGCTCGTCGGCGAACTCGCCCTCCTGGTCCGTGCCCGCGGCGCCGGCTTCGGCGCTACCGGCCACGTCGCCAACCTCTCTTCGTAGCCTTCTGACCCACCCGGCCCGACATAGCACTCGGGCCGGGCGGGCCTTTTCTCACCCAAGGGATTACCAATTAACGAAGTCGCCTTCGTCGGCCACGGATCGCTCGGCCACCGCATCCTCCGGACGCTCATCTCCTACGGCGCCGACGTCGTCTCCGTCGCCTGCCACCCCGACGACCCCAACGAAAAGCCCTTCCAGCCTTCAGTTCTGACCCTCGCCGAGGACGAGAGGATCCCGGTCGTAGCCCTCCAGCCCGGCCAGGTCCCCGGCCTCCCGGAGACCCCGCCCTCCCTCCTC